GATGATCCTACCCCAGAAACCTTTCACCACCGGAGGAGTGAAGATTGGCCCGTACCCGTTCGAGATAATATAGTCAGGGTTTATCTTGAAGAAATACTGATCGTCCTTGCGACCGTCATCCATCAAGACCCGATGGCCTCGCGCTGTAAGCCACAGAGCAAGTGCCTCGTTCCGCCAACGCGGACCCATGAGCATGACTTTCATAGCACACGAGCAGATGCGATGTTCTGGATATTGTGTTGGGCGAGATCGTCGTACATCTCGTTGGCTAGACGCGCAGCATCTGAGAACCCCGCTACCATACTTGCAGTTTCTGCTCGGGCAGTCGCTGGTATGTAGAACTCTGAGGTATCTCCGGGCAACGCAATTGCTCTGGCACTCATGTAGTCGGCGATGAGATCTTTCAAATCGAACTCTTTCTCCGCCAAGATGTGCCCGCTCACATCGTGGAACAAAGCCACAATAATTTTACCGGGATCTCCTAGACGAAGATCAGGGTCGATGTTTAGATTGACCTTCATGTTTACCTCGCACTGTTCATGTTGACAAAGTAGGCGTGGTTGAAACCTCGGTGCCACTCTCTGTATTCCATAGTGTTTCGCTCGAAAGGGCAAGTATTATTCTTCCAAAACCCGTCTGTGCCTTGCTGGAATACGTGGGGCATCGGAGCGGACCAAGCATCCCTGATCCATCGTTTCTTTTTCGGGCGAGGGCGACGACGGTCAGACACCGCAAGAGCCGCCCTGCCCACTGATTTCACAAATATCGTGGGTTTCAATATGTTCATCGAACTCAGTACCTAATTTATCGACGGCCTCAGAATAAGGCACTACGGTAAGTGGCTGACCACCGCGTGAGCCGTCGGGATAGCAAGTGAAGCCGCGTAATCGGTGGGCATAACTTGCAAGCGTGTTAGCAAAGTCATCGACTGTGTCTTCGTTATTGAGCTTACTGCCCCAAGCAGGCAGGTTAATCGTGCTTGAAATAGACATATCAACATAATCATTTACGTCCGCCTGAAACCGGATTCGCTGTTCGTAGTTCTCTGCCAAGTCCAGCGCGCTCTCGATGCTGTCTGGATCGACACCATAGTGATCAATCAACTCTTGCGCGGCAGAGTCGACGACGTATTGGTACTTCCAACGCTGACCACCGGTGAGATAGCGGCGCTTGTACGCTACAGCAAACAGCGGCTCGACCCCCGTCGTCGTGCCCGCCAAGATGCCGATAGAACCGGTCGGGGCGATAGCGCGCTTTGCGACAGGCCGCGAGATCGACAGGCTGTCGGCAAAAGCATCAGCCGTTTTGTCCGAGACACCTTTATATACGGACAGCCACTGGTGTAGCTCTGGCGTGCATTCGTACTTGTAGCCTTTCTTAATCAGCCACTCATGCATACCCATCAAGCCGAGCCCGAGGCGGCGGGTCGCTTCACGGACGTCGTAGACTTTCTGGTAGGGAAGATCAGCGCGAAGAGTTCCGCAGATTAAGAACTTCGTGCCTAGCTCGACAATATCCGCAAACTCTTCTAACGATTCAACGCGGCCCATGTTGATCGAGGCAAGGTTGCAACAGTCAGAGTCTAGCTCGCTGCTCACCTCAGTGCAGGCGTTCCGTAGCGTCTCGTTCTCTTTGTCGAAGAAGTTGAAAGAGAAACCTGGCTCTGCCGTCCGCAAGGCTTGCCTCGCATTCTGCCGGAAGACGTCACCGACATCGCCGGTTTGCCAGTAGTTCATCAGCCAGTCTGTATCGTAGTTGACCGAGATGTTGGTCATGTCGAGCGGCGCTGGGAAGTTGAAGTCAGCCTCTTTGACGTCTTTCAAAGTCTGACCCGTGTTGCCTACAGGCATCGTGTCCCAGTCCTTCGCCGTCAAAAATGCCTGGATGTCACCGTGCTGCCAGTTGAGGCTGGCGTAGATGGCCGACCGCCGCGCACCGCCTTGCATGACGTTTGCACCGATAGAGTTGATCATCTTCATCTTCGGGATTGGACCGCTGGCCTGGCCGCCAGTACCACCGAGTGCTGCGCCAGACGGCCGATACACACTGTAATCGACACCGATGCCGCCGCCGGTCATCAGGCAAGACTCCGCGCGCCACGACAGGGCAGCCCAGTCCTCGCGGCTATCCTCTTCGGCCTTCAACAAAAAGCAGTTATTATAGAAACGATTCTTGCGGCCTGCGTAATATAGGTAGCGGCCGCCAGGCACGAACTTCAGATCACGAATATAACCCTTCAGACGATCTAGTTCGTCGTCAGGCATCATCTTATATTCGCCAGTGCGAAGATTACCGCACACGTCATCGATCACTGTGGTGGCCATGGCCTCCATCGTCTCGGCACCCGTGTGGGCATACTTCAATTTAAAAATGCTTTCGCTGAACTGCGACCGAAACATCGGATTTTGATTACTCTTCCAGGCCATTAGCCGCTCCCTTTACCTCGTCCTTTTATTCGCGTCACGGAAATGTCCATAACGCCGTCGACCTCGTACAACAGGTCTTGGATCATATCGATCAGTTCTTCCTCTACGTCGTCGTCTACTGGAGTGACGTAGAACTCCGGGTCGACCGTAAGGCCGATCTTAAAGTTAATCCTTGGCATTTACCGGTCCGCCCCAGAAAAATAGACTGTCGTCCACTTTGGGGCTGTCGGACTTACAGTCGATGTCTGGCAGCGAATCAAAGTCAAAGATGTCGCTGCTACTTGAAACAAAAATGTTTTCGTCGAGTTGATAATCTTTGAATAGGTCGAATTGGTCGTCGAAATATTCGTTCGGTGCGTATGACTGTGTAAGTATGTCGTCGATACCCCTCGCCGTGGAGACGACCTCAAAATGCTGGGCGATCTCCCCGCCGAGTGCCGCGTACCCTGCAATATCAATCCAGTTGTCGTCGTTTACGCTGGTGTGATTGATGCGGGATAGCTTCAGTGCGATCATGCACTGCGCGACCTGATGCGGTTGCACTTGCGTGTCCAAGATTATCGACCAGAGCTTGGCGATCCGCTCGAACGATTTGTCGGCTGGCCCGTGATCGTTGTGACGGTCTTTGCCAATTAGCGAGATAGCCTCTTCTAAAATCGACTCTGACTTCTTCATGTCGTCCTCAATGTTTGGTGGGAAAGGGGATGATGTTGTCGTCATCGCCGTAGTCGATGAAGGTCGTGTAGTATTTCTTGACGAGATCTTCTAAGTCGCCATCGGGTAAAGCAGCGACTGCACACATGGCGCGCATGAGATCGCGCAAAAAATACTGAACGTGTTCCGGTGCATCGAGGTCATCTGCCTCGACGGGCATCACGGTAAAGTTCACATCTTCTCGATCAGGCAAAAGCTCGACGTCGATGATGACTGCAAGTTGATTAGGTTGTAGATTTATAAAATTTTTTATTTTTCTTCCCACTGCTCTTCTCCTCTATCCAGGCATCTGGAATGGAATGTTCGGCGAACAGAAAGCCGTTTGCGTCACACCACATACCGTAGGTGGTCTTCGACCCTTTGCGGATCTTGTTGCGGCTGTTGTAAAATACGAAACGTATGTCTAAGTCTGGATGCTGCTCTTTGATCCAGATGTGTTTTTGTCGGTCGGCAACAGAGAAGATGCCCTTCGATTCTACGATGATCCCGTTCGGCAGCACGAAGTCAGGCGTATAGTTTCGCGCCTTTGCCGGCTGCTCGAACGGAATGCGTAACACTTCGTAACAATTTGTGATGCCGGCGCTCTCTAACTCTAGAGCTATCCGGCCCTCCAGCCCGCTACGGAAGCCTTTCGCTAGGCGATAATCAAATTTTGCCATCGCTGTGCAGTTTAGACGGATCGTAATTCTTCAGAGAGTCTTGATACTCTGTAAACATGTCGATGGCATTTTTTGTATAGTTAGTGAACTTTAACTGGATGCGTCGGTTGCGCTCCATCGATAATTCTTTCACGTCATTAAGAGCGTCGGTTAACATCCTTTCGATGCCTTCGTCAGAGCGTTCCTGCAACGGGATAGTCGAACCCGGCATGTAATCGTAGTCTTGTTCCTCGTCATGCATATGCTTCCTCCTCCTCTGGAAAGTTAGTTAGCTGCGTATACGCAACCATCGGCTTATTCTTTGCCTTTGACCAGACCGACTCTCGTTCTTGTAGGCCGGGCCAGCACGCAAAACGAAACCGACACCAACTGCACTCATTACCGAGGCGGCGGTTGCCAGTCTCTGCCTTGTTGAAGGTCTCAGGCTCGTCATCAAAGCACCGCTGGAAAGGTGCCGCAGGATCGCCCAAGACTTTTATCGTCTCTGCAACTTCGCCCAGAACACGCTCATGCTCCTCTGCGCTGTCGTCGCATTCAATCCGATTAATCTGACCAGTCGAGATGTTGACTGCCCAGATGCCACCCGGCATTTCGTCTTTGCCTTTGGCGTAGATGTGTAACTGGCTAACGTAGCCGAAACTATCCGCGTGCTTCAGTGTCGACCAGCTTACAAACTTGTTGCGGAACGCCCAGTCTGACGTCGACTTCACGTCATCTGGCCGACCGTCGAATGTCATGTCTAGTTCGCCCGACACTTCGTTCGCGCCGATCTTCGCAGTCACGCGTTCAGTGCCTTGGTATCCTGGCACACCGGCCTCTTGGATGATGCCCTTAAGCACTGCCTCGACCAAGTCGCCCAGCGTCATTCGCATCAAAAAATTGTAGTCCGGCTGGACCGCCTCAGCCCCGGCCTTCTCCATCTGCAACTGACAGCGTGGTTTGCCAGCATTCGATGGACGGACGTTGAAGGTTCGAGACCGCTCTCCGTTGCCGATAAACTGTTTGCGAAGAGCCTGCTTAACGTCTTCAGCGATGGCGGCGATAGTCGACTCTTGCATATCGACTTCGCCTGCCAGGTTTCGCTGAAGCCACCCGATCACACGGGCCAGCTTGACGTCCATCAGTCATCACTGTCGACGTCGATGAAGCCAGCCTTCTCCTCTTCGTCACGAGCATCAATCTTCGAGCGGTGCCTTTCCATGACGAATTGATTGGTCGTCTGCACGTAAGACAAAAACCTGCCGACCAACTCTACAGACGCGTCATCGAAATTGTGCCGAGCCGTGTCATCCATCGACGGCGAAAGGTCGTAGAACGTAACGCCCCCCTTTACGCGTTTGGACTTCAGATTAACCGTTAGAGAGTTCGGGTTAATGCGTTTGCGTTCGTTCAGGTCTGCGTAGAAAGAGTCGAGCGTGCGGCCTGACGTCTTGTTGGACAGTTCCATCTGCCCCGGCATCGTCTGAATTACCGGGTGACCATCTGCATCGATACCATCGAAGGTGAACTCACCGAAAAAAATCGCCATCTGACGACAGGACTTGAAGAACTCTTGGTCGGTCTCTGGCAAGCTCTTCCAGTCGCGGATGTAGCCCAGGGGTCGACCACATTGAAATCCGCCGTCGTCAGATGGCGCTTCGTCGCCGACACCTTTTACCAGCACGGAATGGACATACGCGCCGATAGCTGTGTCGCCGTCGCGAGTTAAACGCTGCGCGTGTGCATCGTAGCGTTTGTAGCGATAGTAGTGCATGAAGTAACGGAAGCCAATATCTTTTGCGTAGATGCGGCCCCCGCTCGCAGGGTCATCAATAGAGAAACAGCCGGCCGGCATAAGGATGTCGCCGTTATCATTCTCTAGGTTCTCTCGTTCAATGCGAACG